TTCTCTTTTCAGGTGCTCTCATTATACGATGAATTAACATCGCATCTTCCATTAAGTTAGTTTGTTTAAATATTTTTCTAGCAGGTTCTAAATAAGATCTACCGTATGGTAAATAACTAACATCTGATATTAGTCTAAAGTGAGCAACTTCGTAATTATCAAAAACAATATTTTGTTTGTTAGGTTTTCTAGTATAGTTAGGATCTGAAGATGCTGCTATTCCATCTATTTCAAGTTCATATTTAACTTCATGAGGATTATCTGGGTCATTTCCTTCATGTCTGATTATATTATAAACTGTGTAAGGTAACACGTTATATACTCCGAACTTCTCTGCTATCTCGAGCTTTAGAAAAAAGTCTCCGTATTTAAGCATATTACGTGTCCATGACCATAAATTAAACTCAATGTTTAATACGTCATAGAAAAGATTATATAATACTTTTTGTATATTTTCGTCAGATGATTTAATTGATATAATTTCACCTTGATCATTTTTTACAGTAGCTTCATCAGCAACTATATCTAAAGCCGAAGCAATAATTGAATCTGTATCCATTGCTTCATAATCAGAGTAAAGCTGAACCCTAAGTGTCTGATAATTTAGATTGGGATTGTAGACATTTCGATTATTATAAACATAAAGTCTATTAAATCTATCTATAAGGGAGTTTGTTTGAACTCGACCTGTTTTCTGTATTGAATTGACATCAGCTACTTTTAACTGATCTCCTCCTATGTTTCTGATTACTACGTCAGAGGAAAAAAGTCTTCTAAGTCTGCCAAATAATGAAGTATCCGCCATTTCGGGGTGTTTATTTATAAATATGCTATTTTATCAACCAGCTAATGTCTTCTTCGCCATTAGGTGTTTTTAAAAGATAAGGATTTTCTCTCTTATTACCAACTGTTTGAATGATTGCATTATTACGTGCATTCAACTTATTGAATGAAGACAATTGAGCTCTAGCTAAATCCATACCTTGTTGTCTTAATTTTAATGCAGTATCTCTTACGTATAAAGCAGTTGCACACGACATTATTAAATCGTCATTATACCTGTCTTGAGCTTGTGCTTTACCGTTTTTCCATACAAATACCCTCATCTCAGACATTAATCTTTTAGATTGTATTGTAATTGACTTATCTCTTATATATTCAATCATCTTAGCTATAACTAATGGTCTAGTTCTAGATGACATAGTAAATCCAGGTACTAACTTATCTCTTTCGTACTTGTACATGTATGATTCGACTGACTCCATATTATTTGTAGTACTGTAGTACATGTTTCTATACTCTCTTTCAAGTATTTGTTCTATAGTAGCCCATCCAATATTAGCATTTTCACAGACTAGCAATGCTTCATTATATTCTGAAGCTATACCAACTAACATATTACCAAAATCCTTAGGTGAAAGTTTACCTTTGTATTCAGCAACTTGTGTAGCTGTTTCTATATCGAAAATATGAAATGCTGAATAATCAGTAGAGTCACCTCTAGCGACATCTGCTACTACCATATATGATTTACTATAGTCTACACCTTCCCATATCCATAAGTTACCGTCAACTCCTCTTCTTTCTAAAGGATCCTTTTGATATGTTTCTTCAAAGTAGGCCATATCTTCAGGTTCAAATACAGTATCACCAGAAGCTAAAAAGTCACAATCACATTCCTGACCAGCCATTCGAGGACCTAAATCTGCATCTTGCTGCTCTCTCCATTTTTCATCTCTTTCAGGATGAACCGTCCAAGGAAGTCTAATAGGTAGAAAACTATTTTCACCAGTTTCTGCTTTTTCCCAAGTTTGATGGAACCAGTTACCAATACCGTTAGGAGTTGATAAAGCCATACATTGACCACCGGTAGCTAAGGTTTGCTGTGCTGCTGTAAATGTTTCGTCTACATTATCTATAAACGCTGCCTCATCCATTAAGAGTAACGATACCGCTTCTGATCTTGCAGCATCAGGTGAAGATGATTTAGCTTGTACTTTAGATCCGTTTCTTAATCTTAATGATAATTTATTCTTTTCAACTGATGGTAATCTTAACCATTTAGGTAACTCATCATACATAAAGATTACTTTAGTTACCAAGTTTCTAGCAGTAGCTTGAGTAGTTGCTAAAGCAAGAACGTTTTTATCTTTATGAAATAACATCAGCCATAAACTATAAGCAGCTGCTAAAGTAGAAATACCTAACTGTCTAGATTTAAGAGTAATTATATACTGTTGATCTCTAAATAAATGAAGTACTTTTTCTTGAAAAGGATAAAGATTAAATAAGATCCTACCACGTGTAGGGTGCTGTATATGACAGTACTTCTTCATGAAGTAAGCTGGATCTTTAGCACACTTAAGATACTCCTGTGCTATTATTTTTTTTATGTCTTGTGCCATAACTATAAAATTTTAGCTTTAATAGAAGGTCTTTCAATGCCTCCTTGTGCATTTCGAATCTCTATTAAAACTTTACTGTAACCGGCTGTTGAGCCTTTTAGATCTATTGCTACGTTTGTAGTTTTAGAAGCCTTACTTGGATATTTAATTTTTACTGCTGTAGGTTCTCCAGTAAACTTTGCTGTATCTTCAGCTGTTGCTATATCAATTAATTTAAGAGTTGTATCAGTTTCTTCTCTTACATAGATATAACCGTAATCTACTGCAGATCCAATCATTCTACTTACTCTATCTTTATCAAAATCTACAGATTCATATCCAGAGCCTTCTCCGTCTTGTTGAATATAGTTATTTAATCCTTCTACTACTTTTTCAGGATCTATATTAAACATATCAAATATTTTTGCTTTAGTAGTATCAGCTTGATATGTAGCTGGATCTAAAACTATTTTAGTCTTATCAGAGTTAAATCTGATAGCAGATACATTACCACCATTATAAATGTTATCTCCTTTTTTATTTTTAATAGATAAATTATAAGTAGTTCCATTAGCAGTTAATTCTACATCAGATATAGTAGAACCCATATCTTGTGCTCCTTTTTCTAAATCTAAAGGTCTTTTAGTATCTACACCTCCAGTTTGTTTAACATCATCAGCTGAATAACTTAAAGGATTTACTTTTAAGAATTTTAGTAATTGAACTATTTGAGGACTTTCTATTTCGTTCATATTCATTCCAGCAGCTTCTTTAAGCTCTAGATTTATTCTATCTTCGAATTGTTGTCCTACATTAGCTGAAGCTCCTCCTGAGAGAAGTAATCTAACTTGTTTACCGTCTACTTCAAATTCAAACATATTAAATTTAGAACTAGCAGCAGAAGTTATAGATTTTTTATTAGGTCCTGAATTAGGTGGGTGTACTGTAACGTTATCTATATTAAAAGTACTTTTAATTTTATCAACAAATTCTTCAGCAGAGATTTTTTTTACATTTGCTATTCTAGAATCAGCAGATTGAGTATTAAAGAATCCTGGGTTTTTATCTATTAATGCTTGACGTATATTTTTTTCAACTATACCTTCTAGTAAGTCAAAACCAAACATAGATTCAAACAAAGCTAAATCCTCTTGACTATTAATGTCAGGATATCCTTTAGTAGTCTTGTAGGACCATTCTAATATAGCTTTGTCTATAAGATTCATTATGCTTCAGGTTCTTCAGCTGGTTCTTCAAAGTCAATTTCTTCACCTCCTAAATCAGCTCCACCTTCTTCTCCACCAGCATCATCAGCTCCAAGGTCGTCTTCTCCACCACCACCGGCTGCATCATCTCCAGGAAACTCTCCTCCTCCACCTCCACCGCCTCCGGTGTCAGTATCAGCAGGTTCTCCTTCTCCAGCTCCACTCATTGGTGCTTCTTTATATAGGATTGCTAATTTATCTAATGCTTGTTGGTATTCAGCTATATTTGAAAGTAAGTATCTTTTACCTAAAATTTGAGCTTCGAAAGTTTTACCAGTCCATTTTAAAATATAATCTTGACCATTTTTAAGATTAACTCTAAATGAAGTAGGTCTTGGAGATATCCAATCAATAGATTCTACGAACTCTTTGAAGTCTTCTGTTTGGAGTTTAACGATTGCTGCTTTAACAGTCGGAAATTTTCCGAGTATGGCGTCAGTAGCATCTTCCAAAACAGTTTCCTCTGGAGCTTCTGTATCAGGTTCTTCTTCAGGTGTTGGTTCTTCGTCTTCTTGTAACTCATCTAACATTGATTCTTTTAATATAGTACTTTCATCTAACTCTTTATTTATATCTTTGACGATAAAATTACCAATAGCATCTCCATCAGGAAAGCCCATCTTAGCTAGTATAGGAATCTCTTCTTTTACGTAATTTAAATCTACTTCTTCTCCTCCTACATCAACAGCTACTTGATATTCTTTTCCATTTCTAGTATCAACTAAAATATAGAACATTGTATCTGTGAATGACGATTGGTCTTGAACAAATATATCTATATTTTTAACTCTACCTATTTTTAATTCATCTGCTCTTTCTTCTTTAATAAGAGAAGCGTGTCTAACTAACATCTCATGTAACTCTGTTAAAGAAGCTCTATTTCTAATTAAAGCATATTGATCAGGTCTTTCTATTCTTAGATACCTTTGTAATTTTCTAAAGTTAGTTCTTATAAGCTCAAATAATTCTCTAGCTGCTTTATCAGTTCTAACATCTTTATCTCTCATTAAAGATTTTATATCATCTACTATATCTTTAAAGTCATCATACATTTTATCAAATGATGCTATAGGAATAACTTTATGAGCTACCTCACCAGTTTCTTTATTTTCACCATCAAACTTCATATATCGAGACATATCATTACTGAAGAAATCTTTAGGGTGTAGTTTACCATACCTCTTTTCGATAGCATCTACAAACTCCTTCGGAAGATCTTCTAGCTTTTTACGCTCTTGAATAGCAGCATATTGCTCTAAAATAAGTTTTTCTAATTTATGCATTACTTCTTTTTCTTTTTGTAGCCTTTATGCCAGTGCTCAGTTTGAGTTTTAATTTCTAATTCACTTACTGGTATATCTAATACTGTATTACCGTTTTCGAATAAAACATCATAATGAGTAACTACGTATTTATTTCCTTCTTTTACTAATGTATGTTTTTCTGGAATGCAAGTTCCGTTACCATACTTTTCATGAACTACTTTAGCAGCACAATCATGTTTAAATCCTGGAGCTGCTTCTTTTTTAACTAACTTATTTATATATTTTTGTTGAGCATCATGTCCTTTTACAGACTTTTTTAACTGCTTAACTATATCTTTTAATTTAGATATTTGTTTTTTAGATAATTCAATTTCATTTATATCATGAGGATTTACAGGACCGTCTGAATCCATGTAAGCTTGAATTACTTTAAGACTTAACATATATTCTTCTGCAATAGCGGCTATTACTTCTGCAGCTTCTTCTCTTTCTTCAA